TTTTTCACTCATTCGTAACGAAAGATAGTATAATCCTCCTTCCAATTTTATGTCACGGAACTTGAAATTACCTATTTGTAAACTACCATTCTTTATCATACTTCGGTAGTAATTCTGCCACATAGGTATCCCGCCAGTCAAACTTAAACCACCTTTCCCAACCGAGTTTAAATAGTTGGCCAAATCTTTCTTTGCATTGAAAGGTGTTAAGCTTGTTGCATCTTTAACTGATGCCGTTCTAGGGTCACGGACCATTCTCCATTTTTCTCCGTCCCATACAGGTTGCGTATTACAAAATAAAACATGTTCTATTCTGAATACCGGTTCTTCCACCGTCATAACTAAGCCAAACTGTCTAAAAAATATTGGTAGTTCTCTTTGAATTGCTTTTATATATTTCTTATCAATAAACAATCCCCCGTCATCACCCATATCAATTGCTGCAAAATCATCCAATTTCATGTGGTAAACACAAAATATAAATATCACGCAGGACATTATCACACAACCTGTCATAGCTGTGATCATTTCTCCTGAGCATAATCCTCCACTCATCAAATATTCAACTATACCGTCTTTAGCTTTACCCTGACACCTATTATTAAGTGTTAGAGCACACATCTCGACGACAATCTCTCTATCTGCCTTGTTCGGAAAGCAATATGCTATTACTTCATGTAATATTTTTAACAATTCCTTGTTGCAACATTGATCAAATCTACTAGCGTCTAATCCAATAAAACAACACCCATCTCCTATTCTATACCATTTATCTGCTATCTGTGCACCCTGTTCCAGTGCATTTAGCCCTTTCATTATGGTTTTCTCTTTACGGGTTGCGGTTGTTCTTAGTATAAACATCTTATCAATAGAATGGTATACTCTGTCTTCACATGGTCTGATATATATCCCAAACAATAAGTTAAATTTGGGTGTACGTGCTTGTACAATTCTCGATATCATATCATCAAATGGTTTTGTTTCTTTTAGCAACATTAATTCCTTCTTTATGAAAGCTCCTATTTTAGTATCTCGCTTATCAATTTGGCTATGTTGTTTCCAATGTTTCCATGCATTCTCGTATCTCATCCTCTTAGCGCCCGAGTACTTTCTTATAAACTGTTCAAATGTGATGGGTACACATCGTGGTAAATGTGGTTTAAGGTCATGTGCTATAACACATGCCATCATCTCTATATAGTCCTCATCCGGTTGATCCGGTTCGACCCATGTCCCTCTTTCAGTTTTTCTCAATTTAAGTCTCTCGTTCACTCCTCTTAGTAAATTATCTACATTATTATTAAATACAACGTACTCGCTTCTGCCGCAGTACGAATCTATTGTTGTGTATCGGGTATTTTTTGCAGATTTTCTCCCTTGTGTCAGTGTTACTCTGATTTTTGGCTGTAACCGCGCCTGAAGAGGTCCTGCATTGACCCCTTCACACTGACGTGGGCACCCTCATCTACGACTCGCCCCAGTGCGGGCGTCGTAGTACCATGCTTTCCAGGTTAGTTTGTCTATTCTCCAAATCAAACTCTGAAATATGGTAGGGTTGCTCATTTGATAGTACGCTACCAAAGCTGCATCACTTGTACTCAATCTGTTAGCCTGTATCTCATGTTCATTAGGTATAAAGAACATTTGCACCGCTGACTGTGCATAGTGTACAATATCGCATCTTCGTATATCTCTATCATTTCTTGCTCTCCTTTGGTACCATTCTATTAAGTGGTCGTATAGCATGCGCTCATTAACTTGATTTCTCTCTAGCATGCCATACCTGGATTTTATTATGTCGTATAAGTGGTATACAACTACTCCATCATGTTCAATGGTACGTAGCTGTGGTCTCATTACAACCATCCCTTCATCTTCCTCAATATAT